TTCGGCATCTCTTTCTGTTGCTGTAATTTCAGCATTTTTTATGATTTGACTTTCACTTCTTCTTGCATAAAAATCAACAGCAATACCATTTGTACAATCTAAACCTCTTAAAGTTTGTGCTATAGATTTTAATTCAGATAAAAGAAAGATTTTATCATAAACCGGAGCATTTGCTCTATGAATTTTTGTTTTTAAAACAGTTAATTCGTTTACTTTAGAATAAATTGCTGTCAGAGTTTCTTTGGATGAATAATCCCTTGAATTACCTTCAATAATTGAATTATTGTTTTGTAATCTTCCATTTAGTTCTTTTAACTCCTGAACTAATTTGTTTTTTTGTTTTAATGCTTGTCTTACTGTCATAATTATTTTTTTTATGTTGAAATAATAGTTTATTTATTTTTACTTGTCAAGTGGTTTATTCGTCATTTTTTAAAAATTCTATCACTCTTACGGACCAAGGATCAAAAAAATCATCTGTTTCACATTTTAAAACTTCGTGGGTATTTGCATTGTAATATAAATCACCATTTTTAATACCACCAAGATGTCTCATAAGATATGTTTTACCTTTGTTCTGAATTATTAGTTTTTCATCACCGTGATTGTCACATAGTGTATAAAGCCAATTTCTAATTTTTCTTTTTTCACCAGGTTCCCCACAAACCTGACAAACTGAATGTGTTTCCTTTTCGGATTCAAAAATAAAATGAAATCCATTTTCCGGAATGTTTGATAAAAATATACTCATCCCACCAAACTTTTCCTTAACAAGTAAAAATTCTTTATTCCACCCAAGATTAATTAATGTCTCAATTAACCTTTGGAGTATTCCGAGCCAACCATTACCAATTGGGAATTGTTTTCTTAATAATATTGGTTCATTTGTGGTTCCATAACCATCAACAAGACCACCAATATTTTTTAAAAAGTTTTCAAACTCCTGATCTGTTCTATGATTATTATTCATTCTCATTCTTTCTTTCTTTTCTTACAATTGTAAGTGCATTTGATAATGTTTCATAACTATCCCAAAACCCACCTCTATCATCAAGGAAAATATTTGCGTATATCTTTCCATTAATACCATAAGGTCTATTCCATTCTGGGTGCATTTCATTAACACCGTGGACTTCAATACCCAAACTCTCAACTTGTTCTTTTGCTCGTTCTAATTGTGGTCCACTTCTTGCCGTATTTATTAAAAATATAATACCTTCTTTTTGACATTCCAAAATTAAATCAACCATTTTTTTACAGTTGTCTTTAATTTCTTCATTGTAAGGGATGATTGTATCATCGAGGTCACACCCAATTATAATCTTACCGTTTTTCAACCATTCGGTTACCAATCTATTTGTATAAAAATTTGTGTGATGTCTCATAATTTTATTTTCCAAATCCTACACTACCAGAACCTTTAATTCTTGGTTTTTCTGCTAATGCTTCCAAATTATTCATCGTTTCTTCAAAAGTTCTACCCATAACAATAACTGAAATAACAACTTCTTTCAAGTGTGAAAGTGACATTCCATCAGTTCTTTTAACCCATTCTTCAATATCAATACCATTAATATCCTCTTCGTTCAATTTATGTTTTATGTAAGCTCTTCTGATTTCTTCATTCGGGACTTCAACCTTATATCTTCTATCAAAACGAGATGGTCTATTTGTAATTCTCTCCTGGAGTTTCTCCGGGTAGTTCGTTGTTGCAATATATACAACACCCTCAATTTGTTTAACACCATCCAAAATATTTAATAGTCTTGCAGTTTGGTATCTATTTTCGCTAGCAATTGAATCAATGTCTTCCAATAATACAACAAGTGGTCTATTTGGTTCTATTTTTCTAAATGTTCCAATAAATGATGTAAACCTATCAACATCTTCTTCATCTTTAACATTTATTACAATACCATCTCTTTCAATTAATTGTTGTGATATAAGTTGGATAATACCTGACTTACCACATCCTGGGTCACCATACATCAAAATACCTCTTTTGTGAACAAAGTTGTATTGTTTGTATTTGTCAACTCTATTCCAGAAGTTTTCAATGTCCTGTAATATATCTGTAATTTCCGGTGATGGTAGATGGTATAACTCATCAGTTTTGAATGGTTGTTTTTTAAGGGTGTGTGTTCCCAGATTACCATTCCAACCAATTTCATAAACGCCAGCAGGAACTTTTGGTACTGTCACATAAGCCGGAGCATATTCATCATTTTTTAAATTACTCCAACAACAAGGAATATCCAATTCTTTTTTTTCTTCTTTAAATCGTTCAGGCGGAACCAAACCATTTCTATGTAATATTTCATCTGTTGTTAAAGATGTTTCATCAGCTTCTGGCTCTTCCATTTGACTATCACCATACGCAATGGTTTCATCAATATAATTCTCACTCATATCAATTTCTTTTAAAATTTCTTTTAATTCTTTTTTCCAACCCATTGTTCAATTTTATCCCAATCTTCTCTTTTTATTGCTACGGTTATACCGTCAATTCTAACAAAAACTTCATCTTTAAAAACCCTTGGGTCCTCTATTTTTGTTGGGTCTATTTTTATCTTATTATAATAGACACCTTCATTTGCAAACCTAACTAAAACTTCAACTTTTTCCATATATTAAGGTAAATCATCAGCTCTTAAATCACGTATTGTTTTTTGTAATTGTTCCATAAGCTCTTCTTGTAACGTTGGTGGTTCAATACTAACCAACTCGGGCTCTAATCTTCTTAAGCGTGGCATAACTATTATTGGTCTTTCCTCTTGGACAGCCTCCTCCATTACTTTTTTTTCTTCTGAATCATAACCCTTTAAAGCATACTCATCTGGTAAATCACCAATATGTTGTCTCATAATATTTTTTTCATCTTCCGAAAACAATTTATAGTTTGCAATTGTTGTTGGTAATTTAGTATCACACTCCATCATAATTATTTGAAGTATGTTCATAGGAAGACCGGTTTGGATTGTGTCAATTTGTTTATCTTCCTGGTTAAATGTTTTAAACACATAGTTTTCGTGATCGTAATCTTCCATTTCATATGGATGTAGTATTTTCTTATAAAAAGCAAATTTTTTATTTTCTTTTTTATCTATAAGATAAATTAAAATTCCTTTTGAATGGTTATAAAAATAAGATGGTTCATTAATCATAGCCGTACACCATTTTGTTTGGTAACCATAGGAACAAGATGCAAGATATGTTAATGGTTTAAAAATCAAATAATTTTCATCTTCAAATATTTTATGAATTTCTTTTTTTGATTTTTTAAACATTTCACGATTTTTTGCTTCAAATAATTGTATTTGTAACATATCCCAGGAATCGTATTTACTTATGTCATTTTCATTAACTAAACCTTTTTCCATTAGTTCTGTAAATTCAACAAATCTTTCCATATTACTCCAACTAAATAACCAGTCACACACAAAACTTCTAATTGAAGCATTTTCCCAAGAATTATTTGGTATTATTCTTTCAATTGGATTATTTGAATGTTCTGTTATACGAAAAGGATTATTTTTTTCCCATTCTTCAATTCTCTCATTGAGTTGTCTTACCAAAAATTGTGAATACTTTTTAGTTTTACTCGTGTCAAACTTTGCTAACATATCAGCAATAGTCATATTTAAAAACTCGTTTTCTTTTTTTAATTTTTTAATCCCCATTTTCTTCTTTATTTATTTCTGTTAAACACGTTCCTAATATGTATAATTGAAAGAATACATATACAACAATCATAAAAAAATTATTTAGCATTGTCCAGTTGAGTGGATTTAAATCGTGCTCTGTTAATGAAAATAATCCATACCAAAATAACTGTTTTGAAAGGTATTCAACCAAATTTAATTTGTATTCCATTATCTTAAAACAAAGGCGTGAATAATAACTACCAATTCCTCAACTCTATCGGATTTCATTATAACGGCACGATCGCCTTTAATTTCAATATCCATCATTCCAAGGTCTTCTTTTAACCTATTAGCTTGGATTTCAACTTCTTTTTTCGCATCATCTTCATTTTTGAAGAATCCAAAATATGAATCACAATCTCCGGTTTTATCACAAACACCGTAAATAATTTCTCTTGCTGGTTTTATCATAATCTATTTGCTATTTGTTTTATTAATAATTCTTCTTCACTGGTTAATTGGTAATAAGAGTTCCATATTTTTGTTAAATCATCTCTTAAGTATTTTTCACCATTAGATTCTTCATCACCTCTAACCATTTTTCTTATTTCTGGATTTGTGTGTGTATCCAATATACCATCTTCGTATAACCATTCGGCCATATTATGTTTATCTCTTCTACCCATTTGGTCGTAAACCTCATCTAAATCAACATCTATTCTAACGTAACTCATAATTTGTTTTTTTTTAAATTTAATAAAAAAAGGTGACCCCATCAATGGGAGTCACCAACATTATTTTTTTCACCATAGATTAAATAATCCGGATTTATACATTTTGACACTTTTTTACGATCACCGGTTACACATTTAACAACAACACCTTCGTGTGGAACTTTGGTCCCTTCTATAAAATTATTAAAAACAAATCTATCTTGTTTTTCTTTATTCCAATATCCCCAGTGTAATCTTTCAACTTGTGGTAAGTTTAACACATCAAAGTGCGCACACTCAGCTGGGTACCCAACATATTCATTATCAACCTCAACATCAAATCCGGCAAATTTTATTTCACTTAAACCGTAGTCATAGTTTTTTTGTATACCAGCGCCATATATCTCACCGTATATTATAAAACCACTTTCAAGGTATTCATAAGTATCTTTAACGTGAGACCAAAGTTTTGATCTTATATCATATTTAACAGCAACCTCATCCCAAACATCGGTAGAATAAAAACCTTGTGAGTCGGACCCTTTCTCAACATTATGAGATCCGTATACATATTCAAACGCAGCCCATTTATTTCCGAAGAATATTTTAACACGGTCAAGTAATGAAAGTTTTTTCTTTCTAACTATTCCGTAACGAGCATTGGTCCCGTGAAGTTTACGAGTTATAACAACTTCATCATCTTCATTAAACATATCCGGTACATTCTTCTGGTTAGGAAATTTGTAATAAACGTGGAAGTTAGGATTTTGATGGTATTTTACTTTTCTACCTCCAGATTGTAAAGTTATGGTTTTAACTGGTGGTTCAAATTTAGTTATACCAAGTATTCCCATCATATCATCACCTTCGTTTAGACGATTCTCCAAAGATTTTGGGGCTAGGTATTTGAATGGTATTAATAAACATTCGGAGTAAACACCGCGAAGTTTAACAGTACGAACTCTTTGTCCTTTACGAAGGTAATTAGTCACTCCCATTAAATCAGATAAATCCTGTGGTATTACAGCGTCGGTAGTTGCAACAACAACTTTATCACCAACCTTATATTCTCCTTTTTTGGTTATTGCCTGCCATCCATTAACTAACACTAATTCTATGTTGTCGGCGCCTGGTATTTCAGACACGGATCCTATTTTTCCTACGTATGCTACACTATTTTGATTTTCCATAATTTTAATCGTTACTTTTCATAGATGGTGTTAATAATAAAGCCCATAAACAATTTGCGTTTTGGGTAATGTACAATGCTGTTCCTATTAATCCAAAGAAACCTAAATAAATTAAACTGACTCCTAAATATTTCATGACACAAAGATATAAATTATTTTTTAATTATTCAATAATTTTTAATTAAAACTTCTTTAGTCTCTTTTTTACCGACTCTTGATACTTTATTGTAGTCGTATTCAAATTCAACACAGGTATATCCATCTTTAATTAACATATCTAATAATAAACAAGATTTACCGTCATGTGATAATGAACCCGAAACAGCAAAAGAACAACCTTTACTATCTTTATCTTTAATCCAATTATAAAGTTTTAAGTCATAATCTTTTTTCCAAAAAGCATTATAACCAGCTTCTGTATTTGAATATGGTGGATCAATATATAACATAGTATCTTGGTTAAACACTAAATCCTCAAAATGTTTGTTTAAATATTCAACTTTACCGATATGGTTTCTAATATGATTTACAAACTTTTCTACTTTGATGTCTGTTTTGTTATTCCAACCTCTATCGCCATAAGTTTGATTGAATTTAAACTTTTGGTTAAATCTCATCATATTATTTGTACATGATAACATCAATGCCCATAGTTTTTCTGGACCTGGGTTTATGTTATAATCTTCCCTCAATGTTGCATAACCTTCTGGGTTACCTTTACCGGGACATAGTGATTTTGTGATTTCAATAATATCATCAGACAACATTAACCCATTGTGGATTCCAATTAAATCTGATATAATATCATTTATTACAACCCTATTGTATTTATCTAAAACGTTTGTATATACAGAACCACCACCACAAAAAACATCAACAAATGTTGATTTGGTATAATCGAGTTCAATTAATAATTGTTCTAACAATTTGAACTTTGAACCAGTATAGTTAAATGGTGTTTCTATCATAATTTTTATTCTGTTTCGTCATCAAGATAATTTTTCTTCATAGACCTTGGTTCAGTAAAATCCCAAGTCTTACTTTCAAACTCTTTGGTCATCTCATCAACTTCCTCTTTTGTCCAAATAGGTGCAAACATAGGCCTATATCTTAATGGTTTATCTTTACATTCTTCCCACTCATTTACTCTTTTGTTTACATCTTTAATAAAGTTTTTTTCTTTATTGTATTTAACCCACTCACGATAATCATATTCTGATTTAATATATTCAACATCACCGTAATTATAGAACTCCATTTCTGGAAATTCTAAATTTGGATTGTTGGTATAGACATCAACAATACCGTTGTCACCGTAATATGAATCGCAAAGTTCTTTTAACGAATATAAACTACTTGGTCTTTCTTCCCAGACACTACCAAACTGACGAACAGAGCAGATATATAAATACCCATCTTCGTATGATTGTATTTTATTCTCAATTTTATTTCGTAATGAAATAAGTTCGTCCATTGTTAGTTTGTCTAAATTCATAGGATTATATACATTGATGAAGCATTATTTATCGTTCTAATTTTTTCAAGTATTTCTTCTGGTGTTTCTTTAACACTAAAACCATCATTATGTGTTTTAACACCAACTGTGGTAAATTTTTCCATTTCAAATCCCCCACCCTTACAATTCATTTTGGATTTTTCCCCTTCATAGATATGTCCAATTTCATTTATGTTAATATAGATGGGACTATTGTCACGAGATGATGTTAATTTAATTAGTTTCATATTACAAAGATAAATGTTTTTTTGCGTTTTCTAAAAATGACTCAATGTTTTTCTTTCCAACCGGATTTGCCGAATGAACAATATATTCCGGTAATGGTTGGTTCTCATCCGCACAATATTCAACAAGGAATTTTGCACAGTCAAGCCCAGTTTTTTCTTTGATGTTGTCATAATCCAAAGTTCCTTTGGTTGCAACATTTCTAAAATATTCATCCATTGCAGTATCACCAAGATCGTGATCAAATGAAACAAATTCAGGTACACCATTTACTTCTAGGTATTGTACGAACTCGTCATAGTTTCTTACAATATCCCAATCATTCTCCCAATAAAACTTATTATGTTTATCCGGAACCAATCCAATTGCGTCCTTTGGTGATCTTACATCATCCAAGAACAATTTATTATTTTTCATTTTCTAATTCTTTTAATTGTTTTTGTAAAGGTTCCATATAAGATTCAAAAGTTTCAAATCCAACACCGTCATTAAAATGGATTCTTAATTGGTTTAACTGTTCAATCTTTGCTTTAATTTTTTCGGCTTGGACCCATTTTGATTCTCTAACAAAATTTGATATTTGAAATGGTAGTTCTTCGTAATCGTTTGACCAAAGTTCACCTAATTCTTCATCTTTTTTAAAACACCAATCCATAGCTTCATCTTCAAGTGTCTTCATTTTTTAATTCTTTTAGAGTTCTTCATAAAGTCCATTTTCTTCATCATCTTTCATCATTTGAATCAATCTAGCTTCTCTAGAATATCTTCGTATAAGTTTGAATATCTCTGTAATGTCAGTAAATTCAGATACCGGACTATCATTTCTTCCTGGAAGGAATATTAAAGTAAATCCGTGGTTTGCTTCAAACTTTTCGGTAACTCTAATTCCACAGATCTCATCAATATAAACCCAAGGAAAGTTTCCCGATAGTTTTACATCAATACCAATTTTTTTCAATCTCTCAACAAACCTTGTGATCTTATCACTGGTTAATTTTGTTGCACTTTCAGTTTCCACGTAAGTTCCAAATTTAGTTTCTTTTGTTTTCATACTAGAATTTTTCCATTCTTTCCAAGCATCGAAATCTTTAAGTTTTTCTAAAAACTCATCATCCATTTCTTTAGCCTTTCTAAATAGAGTGTCTGTATACTCTTTATCTTCTTTATTTAAGTAAGGATATAGTGTGTCTTTCAACCATTCTACTGTTGTCTGTTTTACTTCCATAACATTCTAATTTTTTATTTGTTACATTCCACAAATCTTTTTTTCCTTCTGTCATATGACAATTGTGTTTCTTACCGGTTCTTTCAGCAAAATCAACAATCATATCGTTATGACGATTACGAATAAAGTGTGGACATTCTTTACAAGGTTTTTTCACCTTACAAAGGTAGGAAATATTTTTTAATAAAACAAATTATTTTTTGTATTTGTAGGAAGTATCTATTGGTCTTTTACCATATTTCTTTTCAGTAAGTTTCTGGTGTAGGTCCCAATCTAATATAGATTCGTTTGTTTGTTCTTTTTCTTCAGGAATTAATGAATAAATTTTTGATATTCTTTTCATAAGTTTTGTTGCAACATAATTAAATCTTTCACACTCATCTTTGAAAAAGTCCATCTCTCTATTTGCATATTTTGTAACATGACTATGATACTTGTTGAGTAGTTTTACTTTGTTCTCTTTTGGTTCTTTTCCACCAAAAAGTTGTGAAAGGTGACCCAATTGTGAAAAAATCATTTCTTCACGAGACATTACAAATTTTTCAAAAAATTCCATTTTAAGATTTGCTAAATTGATGTAAACTATTTCTAAAACTGATTTTATATTTTCTTCAGGTGAGTTTTCTTTTGGATTTTCTCCGGCATGTTCAAGTAATGCAAATACTCTATCCATTTGTTCGTATAAACCTTTAATTAAGTATTCAAAAGAAAAATTTTGTATTTTTTTTAATGTTTTAATTGTGTCATCTTGCATTATAAATTCATAAAACTTTTCTCTTGTGATTCCATTTTGTATCATTCTTGAAGCAACTTCAGTTGGTCTAACAACATTTTCTTCGTTTTGAATGAAATAACTATACATCATAAATTCATTTATAATTGGGATTCCAAAATTTAACTTCCCAGAAGAATAAGCTTGATAGTCAGCGGTATTACCGGCTAAACCTTTTGATTTTTTAGTTCTTCTAAATCTGTGCATTAATTCGTGGGCCATTATAGAAGTGTTATGTATTTTTTGTTCTATAAAAACCATATATAAATCCTTTGGTTGCCACCCTTCAGGTGCTACAAATTGAATGTGTAAATCAATTGTTGATGTTTCAGCATTAATTTGCATCATTATACCCTCATCAAAATTAAATTCATTTCCAACGCCCATTGATGCAATTACTGGTTCAACACCTTCGTAATCTTCTAAAACATTAACTTTAACAAAAAAATTTAAATGTGTAAAATTTACATCTGAAATGGTTAAATCTATTTCAATATTCTCAAAAAAATAATCTTCTTTTGTTTTGGTTATACTTTTTAATTTACTTGCAACTATTTCATACAATTTTTTTCCTTCCTGGATAATATTTTCCGGAACACCTACAGCTTCCTTAATTAAATTATATTGAGATTCTGTTATAATGATTTTCATAATAATAAATATATTGGAGTTGTTAATTATCCAACAACTCCAACTAAATCATCTAAATGGTGGTCTCCATCCATATCTGAAAAGATTTCTCTTTTATCCATTATTTTTATAATTTCAGAAATACTATATGGGTCCATTCCATTTCCATCCACACCAACATCCATTTTTTTACCATTACCAAATTTACGATGTTCTGGTAAATGTACGTGACCGTGAAGGTGAATTACACCTTTGTTAAGTCCGTGCCAACTTTGAAGTGGATAATGACACAATACAAAATCTTTTCCTTCAATGTTTACTTCCAAATAGTGTTGGACACTTAAAAATCTACTTTGTATGTTTCCACGATTGTTCTGGATGTGATGATCATGGTTCCCTAATATAAGATGAATATTTTTACACACCAATCTATCAAGGAATAATCCGATATTATCAAATCCACCAAATGAAACATCACCAAGCATTATCAAAGTGTCGTCCTGACCAACAAAATGGTTTATACCATCAACAAGTCTTTCATTCATTTGTTCAATGGTTTGAAAATCTCTTGTTGAATCTTCCGGTATTTGCCCATCCTGGGTTCTCCAGTTTGTTACACCTCGTACAATATTTTTGTGTGAAAAATGCGTATCACTGGTTATAAACACCTTTCCTGTTGTTAATATTTTTTTAAAACTCATAATTTTATTAATAATTTATTGTTCCACCAGTAAATGAAGTTATTGGTCTTACATCATCTTCTGTCACTAAACGTGGTGCTGGATGATCCCAATATGTTAAATGATTACTTAAACTATCTGCGTGATCAATATTCCCCGGACTACCAGTTATTATACCAATATTTGTACTTAATCTTGGTTCATTGTTTAACTCCAAAACATCACTATCAGATAAATAATCACCTAAATTAGGTATATTAACTTGTGGAAATTGGGTTATTCTGCGTCTAACAACAGGATTAATATTATTATCCACCGTATCGGCAGGTCTTATACCAACATTAGTATCACTATTAATTCCCATCAATCTTCGTAATCTATCTATAACATTTCTTGAATCAATAGTATCACCCATTTCACCAGTAAGATCAGAAATTCTAAAAGATCTTTTAGGTTCATCACCACGAATTAAACTAATTGTTCTCAACTCTTTTTGTAGTTCATTTCTAATCAACAAAAATATATCGTCCGGTATAAAGTTAATAAACATTGGACTAACTTCTTTATCTTGTTGATCCCAAGCTTGGAATTTTTCTGTAGAAAATTCCCTTGAGAATGCAATTTTATTATTTGTTTTTTTGTTAATACAATAAATCAATCTGTGTGTCGACAAATAGCTTTCCCAATATTTTTCTTGTGTTACACACCATTTGGTATTTGAACCATAAACTTTTGACGCTTCAAAACTTAATGGTGTTAATACCAACCAGGTATCATCCTCGTGTAATTTTAAAATTTGTTTTTCAAGTGTTTTTCTTTTTTCAATTTCATCGGCAATCTTAACTTGTTCCTCTAATTCAAGGAAATTATCATACTTACTAATATCTTTTTCTTTGATTCTATTCAAACTTGAATGTTTCTCAAATTCATTTAATGTTTCAACATCTTTTGTACTAAAAATTAAAACCCCAATATATCTTTTAAATTCTTCAATATTTGAGCTATAATAGATACTTTTTTTAAAGTTTTTAATTAAAAACTCCGTATATTTGTAAGTATTGGTCGGATCCAATGATGTGATAATATCAAGTATTGATATGTTCAAATCCGGATGTTGTTCTTTTAGTTTGTCTAATCTACTCATAATAATTTTACCTCGAAACGGTTTTTCATTTGTTCTAATTTATCTTCTGGAACATTGTGTTCGTTTGTTCCTCCGTGTCTATTTTCAATTATAATCGAAAATATTTTATAGTTATATTTTTTTGCTAATTCAAAGTATGGTTCCATTTCCCAGAACTGTGTAAAGGTGTTTGAAACAACAATTTTATCTGCATTAACTTGGTCACCTTTTGTTTGCATCCAAGCTTCAGTTTGTGCTCTACAATATTCGTGAGCCAATTTAATTTTTGAACCATCAAATTTATAATTTCCTTCGGCATCAATAAAATATTGGTCCGCTTCAATATGTATTCCACCTAATGTTTTAGCAAATGTTGATTTTCCTGCACCACTAACTCCGCGGCATAGTATTAGTATTTTTTCCATATTACAAAATTAAGAAATAAACTTTAATAAAACAAGAAAGGGAACTAAATTGTTCCCTTAATTTGGGTCGACATTGAATGTCAACTCTCCACCACCTTGTTTTATAGAACAAGGAAACTATTTTGTAACCAAAGCTTCAATTTTAGATCTAATTGGTTCTAACATATCCATTTCAACAGTTGATGTTGTAATAACAGAATTTTTCAAAATATTAAAAGGAATATTAACTAGGAACGTATCACCATTGTAAAAAAACAAATCATTTTCCAAACTAAACGATCCGTTAATCATTTTCAAAAATATCTTGAACTGGATTTCGTCATAGAAAGTTTCGTTTAACAAACAACCCATTGTTTCATTTTGAATCTTAATATTGTTTCCGATTTTCTTCATAAGACAAATTTAATACTTTTTTTGGTATAAATCAAAAATCCCACAAAAAATTTTTAATTATCTGTGGGATTTGATTTTGTTAAACCAACAATAAGTCGAAGGGGTGTTTGTTGTTTTGTGTGTAATATAAATATAACTATATTTTCAAAAGTTACAAAATTTTTGAGATTATTTTATATAAATCGTCTTTTTTATCTTTAATTGGAATATCAATTAGATTAAAATAACCACACTTGGTGTGTTCGTGTCCATCTTTTGCTTTTTCTAGGTCTGGTTCAATTTCTTTTTCAACTTCTTTTGAGAAAACAAATATAATTCCATTATCATCAGTTTTAATAAAATCTAAAAGTTTTATAGAAGTATCAAGATTGATATTTGTTTCTTCTTTAAATTCTCTAATTGCTGCCGCTTTTGGTTTTTCGTCTTCCTCAACGTGACCACAAGGAATTGACCAGGTGTTTGGTCTACTTTCACCCGGAGATCTTTTACATAATAAAACTTTATTCCTACTTCTTAATAAAACTCCGGCATATTTTTTCATTAACTATAAATATTTAATATATATGGAAGTAATAATAAATGACAATTTTTTTGATGTAAAATGTCTTTTTAATAAAAAAGATATTCAAAAAGGAATGATGGGTAAAAAATTTGTGGGATTTGACGGTCTTTTATTTATAATGGAGCCGGGTGAACATTCTTTTTGGATGAAAGATTGTATAGTACCACTTGATATTATTTTTATTAGTAATTCGATTATTACCAAAATACACCATAACTGTAAACCTTGTCTAAATAATGACTGTCCTAATTATATGGGACATGGAGATATGATTTTAGAACTACCTGGACAAAGTTGTAAAGAATTAAATATTCAAGAAGGTGATAAAATCTTTATTGAGTAATATTACATAAAGATATTAAAAGCCTTCAAAAACGGATCACTACCACTTGGTTGTGTGAATACATCTTGACTTGTCATAACTTGTGTTGGTGCTACTTGTTGTTGTGGTTGTACATTACCAAAATCTTCAATCCAATATTCATTAGCTTCTGGTGTTTTATTATACATTTCAATTTGTTTTGCCATTTCCTCATTACCATATTCTTTGTCAAGTTCGTCCGGACCAACAAAATTTCCAACACCCATCCAATCTAAAAGACCGGCATACCATTTGGTTTTTCTCATAAGAGCCCTTGTACTTCCATTACCCCAAAGTCTTGGTACTCCACCAGTTACGTATTTAGACCATAAACTTGGATTAACGGCTTTATATCCTTTAAATAAACCGGTTCCTTTTGACACTTTTATTAATTTTTCTAAATTAGCAATCTTTTCTGCCTGACTTAAACCCTTCCAAGTTGAAGCCAGCCTTCTTGAACCTCTAGCAATGTTTCTTCCACTCTTTGCTCCTTGTTGGAACAAACGTACCCATTCAATTATTGTATTTCCTAAACCTTTTGATATTCTTCCACCCAGTAAATTTTGGATAACTCCAATAAGTTTATCACCCCATTGTCCAACACCTCTTACAAATTTACCAACAACACCTTCTGTTTTTCCAAGTGCCGCAATTTTAGCAACAGCTTCAGCGTCTTTACCTAGTTTAGCGGATTTTAAAGCACTTTTTAAAGCTACTGTGGACCCTTTTCCAATTTTCATAGCGGCTAAAACTGGTTTAGCAAAAATATCACCAACAACTGGTAATGCGGCAACAATTGATAAAAAACCATAAAAATAATCACCTTGTCTCATATAATCAAAACCATTTACTAAATCAATAAGACCTGTTGGATCGAAAATCCCGGCAACATCACCAACAGTATTCCACCATCTATCTTCTGTTAATGAAATCTTTTTGTTTGGGTTAGCAACAATTAAAAATTCAACAATAAAATTCTTTTCTTCCTTTGAAAATGAATCCCATTTTTCTATAATTTCCGGATTTAACTTCATATTTAGTTTTATAAATAAATATTCATAAAAACAAAAAAACCAACACTACTGTTGGTTTTCTAAATTTTTAATATGGTGTTCTAAATACCATAGAGCTTTTTTTAAATCCTGTAATTCTTTATCCGTATCTTTTTTACCAGCTCTTGAGATATATTTTACGGTATTTCCAAGTGAAAAACCCAAATCCCAAGCATCAATAACTTTAATTGCTTCGTATTCATTATTTTTACCAAATTGGTAATGGTCAGGGTGGTTAACCATTTCTTTTTCTTCCATTATTTACTTGGATTTAATCTCGTTTATCAATTTTCTAATTTGTTTTCCTAAATCTTGGTCATTTGGGAATTTCTTAACCAATTCAATTAAATCTTTTAATTCTATTTTTTCCATTTTTATGATTTTAAATTTTCTTTGTTTTCAAAATACTTGTTAATATTTTTTTTCTGATTTACATAAGAAATAAGTTTTCTTTTAAATAACGGTAGTAGAGTATTTTCTATTGGGAAATCCCCAGCTGATGACATCTCATATACCGGTAATTTATTTTTTGCTTGTTCTTTTGTTGTAGAAAAGTTAGAAATTATTTTTGGTAATGTCAAATCATTTTTTAAATCCGAATAAATTAAATTTGATTTTATAACACTTTCCGGTGAGTTTTTAGCGGCTTTTTTTAATTCGTATTCCCAAACATAAAGTATCTTTTCTTTATCTTCATAATAAAAATATCCCTTTGGGTTTAATTCATTTTTTTTATTTGTTCTTATTTTTAAAAAAACTCTATCAAAAACAAGTTCCCAAACCGATTTTGCAATATTAAAATACTCGATTAACC